TACATTTTTTGCAATTCATAGACATTGTGATGTATTACGGTCTGATATTAAAGTTACATAACATGGATTACATACTATCATATCATCATACCAGCGTCTAATAGCATTTCTTATATCTGTATTACACCTGTTACAAGTTTTACTACCTAAAGCATTATAATTTCTTTTATCAGACCTACTAAGATGTGACCAACCAAAGTCAGCACCATCTTTATACAAACAACCACCGCAATAATATTTACCATTTAGTTCATGGGGTTGAGCATTTAACACACCATAAAACACAATAGTACACTTTGCACAGGCCTTAGGTCTCATATTGTAAAGATTAGTTTACCTATATTTATTATAACTTTAATTTGGTGTTCATTGAAGAAAAACGTCTAGTATAAGCAAACAGAAAATTACAATATTCACTAAGATTAGCGATTATTTCCATACCAAAACAATCAACATTGACAAAATTAGCAATATATATTATATTGTAATTGATCAAGGCAACACAATTTTATATAATATATATATATGTTAAATAGCAAAACAGCACCTTGCCTTGATCAGTGGGTGTTGTTTTGTATTATTAAATAAGCTATATGAAAAAAGAAAAATTAGTACTCCCTATATCAATTGTAGTTTCGTCTATTATATTTGCTAGTGGACTGGTTATTGTACAAATCAATAAGCAATCTTCTATTGAGCGTCAAAATGCTGCAAAAATAGCACATGAAAAATCGATACAAGAGGAGGAAAAAGCACAAAAACAAAAAGAATACATAATTAAAAGAAAAAAAGAATGCTATGATTTAGAAGTTAAAGAGAGTAAGCGGTATAACAACGTGGAAGAATCTTATTATAGTGTTCTTAGAGATGTTTGTACTATTACCTATAAGAATAACAAAGCCCCCCTAGATGCACCATATATGGGTTATTTTGATGAGGATACTTTAGATTGGGTAGAGGGCAAATATTTTACCAAAGATTTTTAATCTAAAAAACATCCAATTAAGGATGTTTAATATAAAATATATGGATAAACAATCGGAAAAATTTTTACATACTGCATTAGCAGTTGTCATTGGTATGTTACTAGCAATTTTATTTGGCTAATTCTTCAGTAATACCTTTTCTAGTACCAACAGTAGAAGTACCACCAATTGCTTTTGCAGCGTTTTGCAATGCTTGTTGTACTAATTCTTTTTCTTTAATTGTTAAGGCTTGACCAGCCTTTATTTTTTTTGCTAAGTTTGAAATATTTATATTTTTTGTTATCTTACCAAATTTTGTTAGCAAAGGAACTATTACGCTTGGAGATGTAATAATTGCACCAATAATAGCTGGCATACTACCTGTTACTAATCCACCACCTGCTAGAATCCCACGAGCATAAGTACCAACTGTTATCTTGTTTGCATCCTCAATATTTTCTAAAACTTTAATAATTCTTGCCTTCTCTTTAATATCTGGTACAAGTTTTTGTAAACGCTCAAGTTTAACCTCTTTACCTTTACCAGATATATTAGCAATTTGCGAAACCGCAGAAGCCTTTAAATTACCCTCACGATCGAATAAATCCTTCTTTAGTGCATCAAGAGCATTTTTTTCAGGAGAAAACTTTTTATCAAGCTCTTTTAATCCAGTTATTTGATCTTTTCCAAAACTGTCTAAGTATTTACGCAAATCTTTTGCAACAACTTTACTTGCATTAGATTTTGCTTGATCATATTTAGCAATGTTACTTATTGCTGTACGAGAATTTAAAAATTCTTCTGCTGTTAAAACATCAGTATCACCATATAAGTCAATAAATTTTTGCAAAGCATTTAAGTCAGCATCTTCCATTGGGTAACTGGCTCTGGTTTTTCTTAATTTACCAGCATCATCTACTTGTATTTTGTATTTATCTTTTATGAAATTAGTTAGTGCGTTCTCTGGAAGCTGAACTACCTCATCACTTTGCTTAATCAATTTATACTCTTTACCAGTTGATGCTAATTCATCAAGACGTGTATTAAGTGCCTCTTCTACATTCCTTGCAAGTGTCATTCGTGAAATATCATCAGCTTGTGCCTTTGTGATTGTTTCAGGGTTTTTAATTAAAGTCTCAACCGTTTCTGGGGTTAGTCCTGTTATTTGTGTGGTTAAATATTCCCCAACCCCTTTAACAGTATCACCAACCTCATCAACACCAGATGCAACCTTTTTTGCAACTTTTTCTACACCTTCTTCTATTAACTCCTTACCTGCTCTAATTCCACGACTAACAGATTGAACACCCTGCTTTGTAACTGGTGGAACAGCAATGTCCAAACCAAGCATCCCAATATTGAGCATTCCCTCAATAGTTTCTGCTGTTTGTGGATATTCAGATTTAATAACCTCCCACGCCCTTTGAGTATCCTCCATAGGACCAATTAAAGGCTCTGTTAATTCAGTAAAACCCTTTTTGACTTTTTCCTCTAACTCAACTGGCAGGACTGCTTCACCAGCACCAAACACTACATCACCAATACTTTCTGAAATACCACGTGCAATATCACCAGTGAATGCGAAACCTCCAGCAAATGGATTAAGTTTACCTTCTTTTATTTTTGTTAAAGTATCTGCACCACGTTGTCCAGCTTCTGAAATAGTTTGACCGACTTTTGGTATAACACTTAGTGCATCTGCAACAGTTCCACCAAGCCTGCTTAGTAAACTTAAGTCCTGTTTCACGTCTTCCTTATGTGCCTGCTTAGCCAAATATTCATCTGGATTTATGAAATCAGATTGATGTACGTTTTGTTTTATTTTCCCAGCGTTTTGTCTTATATATTCACGCTGCTCTTGTGTTAATGCCATATTTTTATGATAATTTATCTAATGCCTGGTTTAATTCCCCATTTGCACCAAAAAATCGGTTATAAACACTGTTTTTAATATTCTGTGTACTTCTTGCAAATCGTTTACCACCAGACCATCGTTCATTATAAATCTCTCTTATAATATCCTCATCACTTCCATCCTTACCAACTTTATTGATTGCGTTTATTACCACATCCGTATTTGCACCGTGTTGTACCGCAGTACTCCAAACTACATCTCGTAAAACAGGGCTTCTATCGCCAAGACTAATTGATGTTTCATTTTCAATTTTTTGTGCTTGTGGTTGGTAGTGTGTCATACCAATATACTCTTTTTGAGCCTGTTTGAACATGTCAGGTTCTTTTTGTGCTATCTCTTTCCATTTGTTACGCCACTGTTCTGAATTAAAGGTTATTCCATCAAATTCATCTTTATATATAGAGTTATCTATAAACTTTTTAGCGTTATTGTGTGCTAATTGGTACGCACCGTAAGACCATCCACCTGTACTGTCATAACCAATTGCTCCAGGATCACCCCCACTTTCATACTTTTCGGAAAGCTCTCCTAAGCCGTTTTCTGACATGCTTAGGTCGTTATTAAAACCTGTTACGGATTGTTTATATTCCTCGAATGCGTCTGTTACTGCTTGTTCATCATTTTTATTGATTCCCATACTGTTAAGCATTTGAGAGAACTCTCCTGCCTCTTCACCGCCTGTTGTCATGAAAGTATTGTAATCGTAATACGAAGTTGGTATGTCTTGGTCAATAAAAGGCTTGATGTACTCTTTCATATATCCTGTTTGATAGTATTTACCACCATCTAACTCACTAACTTGATTAATTACTGAAACCGCCTTAGTGTCTACTGTACCAAGTGCTTTATCTAATTGTGTAAGGATTGCATTGTTGTTTATTGGACCAAGTAATCGTCCCAAACCAAACATCGAATACGTACCGTCATCTTGCTTTCTTGGCGTTGCTCGTGGTATAGCATCTTCAGCAAGTCCCATATCTGGACCTGTTAATGCACCTAACTTCTTAACCTCTTTCCATTCTGTAACAACGTCTGCATAAGCACCATTTAATAAATTCAACTGCGTTGGACCAAACTTAGCTGTTCCATATTTTTCAACTAGTTGCTTATACGCCAATATAGATGTTTTTAAGTTTTTCAAAGACTCTAACCCCTTAAACTCATCTGTCTTTTGTAAATCTAAGCGTTGATCTAGTGAAAGTTCTCCATTGGCAAGGCTTTTCTGCAAAGCTTCCTCTTCTCTAAGTTTAATTTCCTGTTTAATCTTCCCTATATTGACTTCACCTTGTTCTACTGCTATTTTTTTCAATTGCAATTCATACGGTAACATTTCAGCCTCTTTTTTGTTTAAAAGAGCCAACCTTTCATTATTTAATTCCTTTGTTTCAGTATCCAAAATCAAATTAGCAATACGGTTTGGCAATGTTGCAGTGTCATATTCATTTTGCAATTGTTTTTGTCTTATATTTAAGGTTTTAACCTGATCCTCTAATAATTGGCTTCTTTGATCTGCACCAAACTCCGAATACTCCTTTGTTTTACTTTGTACAGCTGACATTAACTGTGAAGCTTCAATCCCATAATGATCCGCAATCTGTGCCACCTCTTCTATACTAGGAGTAACAACTTCTAAATCTGAATTTAACGTAATCAAAGAATTTGCAAGGTCACTTGCCACACCTTGGTTATAGTTAAAGTTTTTTTGCTTTATATCAGTGTAATGTTGCTCTGTGTTCATTAAGAACTCCATCTTGTTACGCTCCTCTTGTGCCTGTTTCAAGATATTATCTTTATGTTGTTGGATAGTTCGGCTCTTTTCCTCTCTTGCAGAACGTACCATGCTTAACCTATCTTTAAACACACCCCAACGCTGCTCTTGCATTGCTCGCTTTGCCTGATTAATTAAACTTTGCTCTTCTTGGATTAAGTTTGAAATTCTTTGTTGTCCAGCATTAATTTCGGCTTGTAGAATACCAGATTGTATTTCTGGAGCATATCTTTGTCTACCAGTTCTTGCACCAGCAAGCTTTGTTGTTTCTTGCATGATTTCGTTTGTACGTTGCATTTCACGTCTTAAACCTGCATATTCTCTTTGAATATCTTGTATTTGTTGTTGCTCAAAAGCATCTAAACCTTCTAAATAAGAGTTATATGTACTATTAATGAGGTCAATATCTTCATCAACCGCCTGTGATCCTGGCACTGAGTAATCAACAACCTCACCCTCAACTGGTTTTTCAACAGGTTTTTTGGTTGTCCGTTCAGCATAGCTTGCAAACGGCTCTGGTCTACCCTGAGAACGTGCCAATGCGTTTTGATAAGATTGTTCATCAATATAATCAGCTCGGCTTATACCAGTTGTCATTTGTTGGAAATCTTGTTTTTGTTGTTGTAAGTCTTGTCGTGCTGGTTCAGAGGTTAAAGAAGCACGTTTTTTTCGTTCTTCTTGCATTATGATGTTACCAATCGCAGCTTCCTCTGAAATACCTTTTGCCATCTCTGACTGTACCTCTTCACCAAATTGACCTTGTGCTGCAACAATTTGATTATCCTCTGTTAAACCAACATTATCAGTAATAAAAACATTTGCAGAACCAGCAACTGCATTTGGCACGTTTTTCTCTGGGTTTTTTGAAGCTGTTTTTACCATATATATTTAAAATTATTTTTCAATTGCAAAATAAGGTGCACCTATATAATCTGGGAAATTTGTAATACCACCACCAAATGCAAACCGTACATCAAAGTTAGAGTTAGTACCTGCTGGTAATGTCGTCGTTACTGTCGCCTCTAGTGTTCCATTAACATAAAAACGTGCTTCTACACCAGCTTCAAATTCAATTCGATATGTATTTACGTTCGTTAGTGTAATACCTGAAATTGCAGTCTCAGTACTTGTTGTACCATCAGCAGTATGTGCATATAAATTACCTGAAGCATCCACACAAAAATTAACACTTGCAACAGTACTATTATAAGTTGTTAGTGGTGTTGTGTCATCCATCAACCCCCAACCCATAGCATTTGTACCAGTACTTTTTGCAGCTAATGCAAACTCTAAGAAAATGTCTTTACCATCTCCAAATAATATCCCTGCTGGCGTACTTCCATCTGGTGATAACCAAACGTTACTAACTGTAATTGCACTTCGAGTACCTGCACCAGCGTCACCTGGAAACCAACTACCTGCACCATCAGCAGTATAACCTGTTATATTCCAAGTTCCTGTTGTTGACGTGTCATCTGTAAATAAAATTGGAAAGTTCCAATATGTTTTAGAACGAGTAGCATTTTTGATACCTGGCATTAATTCCAACTCACCATGCGTATGTCGAGCATCTGCATCGCTACTAGTACCACCCAATAACACCTCATCATTACTAATCAATTGGAAGTTAGTTCCGTCATAACGAACAACTACTAAACTATTAGCCTTAATTGCATTATTTTGAGGATCGTCACTTACATTTACCTTGATTGCTTTCGCACCTAAACTATTCACATTCAAGGTACATGCACCTGTGTTAGCTGTATCAGGTTTAAATACAACTTCCATACCTGCTGTATATGCTGTAGGAGCTGGACTTAATGTGACTGCATATGTGTCATTACCTGTGGTAGATGTAGCATACTGCACTTGCGATAAATTCCGTGTCTGGTCATTTGCTGTAACATATTCATTACCTGTATCTGGTGTACCACTTGTACCTACTAAAGCATTACGTTGCAATTTAGTTGTATATGAAGCAAATTTGGGAGAAAAGTCTATCTCTGTCGCACTTACCGCATGTCCAATCTCAACCTCTACTGTACCAGGGCTATTAGAAATAGCTCCTGCTGTATCTGATACATATAATCGATCACCTTGTGTTAAACCACTTTGACCATCATCTCGACCAATTAAAAGAACACCACCAGCAATTGGGTTTCCGTCTGTACCTGCACCCTGTGCAATACCTAATTGTACATTGTCACATGTCGCACTTGTCGAACCGTCTGCTAATTTCCATTCATTATCAGTTTCATCTAAATATACTAATTGTCCATCTGCAACTGTTGCACCTGCTGTTGCTGTAACTACAATTCTATTTTGTGATACTGGAGTACCACCTGCTGTATCGTCTACATATTTTTTAGTTGCTAACTGTTCATCGTCTGTTGGCACTGCATAAGAACTAAGACGTGGTGGATTTGCACTATTAAAAGTTAGTGTTTCAACATAAGTCTCGTCATTATTTTTATTCACAAACTGTGAAAGGAACGCAGGTGTGTTTGAAATACGAACAGGAGAGTTACTTCCATGATCTCGAACCAATCCACTTGTTTCTGTATATGGATCAACCGCTAAAACAGTACTCACACCTGTTAAGGTATAAGTTCCATCTGCGTTGGCTGTAATACCTGTAAATGTAATATCTTCGGCAATGTTGTCGCCCTCTGGATTTATACGAGCATAACCTTTTGAACCAAAATTAGTCATGGTAAGGGTATTGCCATAAATATCAATCAAATTTGTTAAAACTATGCTTGTATCCCCAATATTAGCACCAACTTGCAATTCAAGTTCTGGTGATCCCACATATAGTCTGTTATCAGCCATATTAATTTATATTTAAGTTATTATTTTGACTATCCAATAACCGAACATTCATCGCATATGCTACTACTTCCCACTGTATATCTTTACCATTACTTTGGAAACTTACTTGCATTTCATAAAACGGTCTTGGCTGTATATTAATAAACCCTCTAAAACGTTTTAAATTAGTACCCTTTGTGCTTCCAGTTCCACCTAATCCATGTGTACCTAAGCTATAAGTACCAAGACCACCACCACCACTCTTGATTAAAATATCATCATTCGTTCCTTTAATTGTATTTTTAACAACCTCAGCACCATAATCATATGAAACATAAACATCTATATCTGTATCAGATTTTATATATCCATCAACCCAAAGCTTATCAAAAACCTTTTGCTTATGACGGTGTCCAAAATTATCAAATGGAGAGTACCATTTAGAAGTAATTGGTGTACCTGCATCAGAATAACCATCTAATAATTTGTAAGTCACTGCCTCAACAGAACTGTGCATATAAAACTCTCCATTATATTCAAATAATATACCTACTGGCATTGTCCAAGGGGTTTCCCATGCACCTGTTGCTAAATTACGTTTCAAAAGACGGTTATTAGAGCCATCTGTTTGTTTACTCTTTAGACCTACATAGAAGTTTTTTCTAAAATATCCAGCAACTACCCTATCAACTCCAAATGTATCCATATCTTTTTTAATAGGGTCAGATAAATCAACATTTTGTGGTGTCTCAATATTTTCAATATTACCAATGTTATCAATAGAAGGCTCATTACTTACTGATACAACAAAGTTTTTCATCTTTGTAATACCTAAATCAAAGGCAGTACCTTCTAAAGAAGAAGTTTTTAATACATCAACCAAAACACTCTCATTTTGTAAATCATCACTAAGCTGTAATGCGATTCTATATATATAATTTCTTGTAGTTACCAACATTGTTTTTTGAAAAACTTCTGCTGCCGTTGGAGTTTCATCTAGTGTAAATAATGCACCTTCTCCAACTATTCTTGGGCTTGAAAAAGAATAATCCGTATAATCATCTACCGCACTTTTATATACATCTCGTCGCTCTCTGTCAAAAACATATAATTGGTTATTTAAAACCTTTACAAAATCATTATCAAAACCACTTGCTGGCGTATTAGCACTCGTTCGTATTGTCTGAGTAATAGTTTCACCAACTGCATGTCCAGCAACTGTAGGATCTGGTGTTACACCTGTTAATGTTGTGGTATTTTCACCACCTGTATATGTATAAGTTGTACCATCTATTGTTACTTGTCGTGTACCATTTGCTAAAAACCTACTCTCTGCCCATGTAGATGTACCTTGTTTTGTGATTGTATTAGATGTTGCACTTGCAAAAGTCGTTACACCGCCTGACCACATCTCTATAGTATTACCACCATCAACAAAAAGGAATAAGTCTTGTACTTCTGTCGTATCCCAAAAACTAGCTCCACGCATTGAAGCACTATTAAATCCTGTACCAATTGTTTGCCAAATATTTTTTGCAACCCCTTCAACAGTTCCTAAATAAACCTCTAGTTGTACCGAACTTCCATTGTCATATGATCTCCATGGAAACTGAACCCCTGTATGTGTCTTCCAATTACCACCCCCCAAAATAGGAAATCGTCCTTGTGAAGTTCCGCCAAACTCTGTATAGCCTGGTCTATTACCAATCTTTTCACCATCAACGGTAATAATATTTTGAGAACCAGAAACCGCTGTACCAGGTTTTTCTTTTGTTACATCTCTTTTATTTCTGTATCCAGCAGAAAAATCTTCTATTGTTCTAAAACCTTTCAAGGTACTTTCTCTTGGCATATTTTAAGCGTTAATATCGTATAACTGACTAATTAACTCAACCCTTTGACTTGGGTATCTGCGTAAATAATTTGCTCGCACTGTTTCAAACCTATTTGATAATAAATTAATTCTCTCTGTACTAATCGGTATTGTCATTCCAACCTCTAAAGCACAAAAATATTTTAACACCTGATACTCTTCTGTTGTCATATTCAAAGTGTCTGTATCAGCACTAGATTCTTCTATCCATACCCCAGAACTGTTTTTCCATGGGAATTGTGAGTAATAAATAACCTCTACTGCATCACCTAAACCAGCAACAATATTATCAAATAAATAACCTGTTAATGTGCTTGGTGTTGAACTAAAACTAATTGAAACTTTTAGGTAATCAATTACTGTTTCATCAACAGTTCCTGTTTCTGTCGCATTTGCATAAGGAAACTCTACTAAATTCCACCCTACTTGAAATGCACTAAAATAAAATGGGGTTGTAGAAGTAACACTTTCATAATTACTTACATCATTACCCCAATCTAAAGTAACACCTGTAACATTTTCAACAGATGGGAAGTAAACCCAAACAAACAAAGAACCATCATCATCTAAATCACTAATATCAACTTGTGATGCTGTACTATTTACGATACTTAATGTCGTACCCAGTGCAGCTAAGTCACAAGAGATAGAAGCAGCACCTGTAATCATATTAACCTCATTTATTGCAATATTTGTACCATTATCAGTAGCAGTCCATGTACCATTCTCGGTTAAAGAGTTCATTTTATGCAAGATAATTTGATTTGAATCTGTTACAAATTTACCCATCAACCACTTCTGGTTATTATCATAGTCCAGTGCGTATGTATTAGTATAAAAATTTCTATTAAACTCTTCTATTGGTACATTTGTATATTCTGTGTTTGATGCTTGGAGTTTATCTGAGGTTTTTTGAATATCAATAATAGCGTCCCCTTTAACATCACTTGGTAATGTATAGCGAAAAATATTATCATACAAAACATTAACACCCTGTGTATGTCGAATGGTTGATTTGAAATCAATATCTTCAAACAATGTTAAAATCGCATTGTTTATGTTACGACGTAAACCAACGGCACTAACATTCTGATTCCCAATCAATCCATTTACATCGCTTTTTAAATTACTGTATGAATAAGTTGCCATATATTTTAATTACCACTTAACTTTATTACTCCAGAATGCCGCACTCATTTTACCCTTAGCTATATTCTTAGCATGTCGAGCCTTAAACGACTTCTTTCGGGCTTTCTCAGAGGCTGTTTTAGGGTTTTTACCTGCACCTTTTACCCCTTGTTGACCAAATCTTATTAACTTAGTTTTATCACCAACCTTTGCCAATACAACATGTGATTTAGTAGGGTGACTAGGAGTACGCTTTGGTTTATTTACCCCTTTAAGTCCATATTTCTTAAGTTTTTTTTTAATAGCCTCTGACATATTATTTTATAATTTCTTTATCAGTATTAAGGCGTAAGTAAATACCCATCATACCAACAACTGATAACAAAACCTCTTTGAAATCAGCATCACCTGTAACAAGGAAGCCAATACCAGCCATTAAAGCTACAATACTTAACCACATTGTTCGTGATTCATACCACTTTTTACCTTGTTTTTTTGCCATACCTTTATTGTTTAAATATTTATTTAAAGCATTCATATCTTTCGTCATTAATTGTATGGAGGGTTCTTCGTCCCCCATATAATCCCTCACTTCTTGAAAAGACATATTAAACACTTTTAAAATCTACATGCTCAAATAAATCAAATTGAGCTGTAGTTATATTAACTGTGTTATGCTCACCTTTATTTCGAATCTCATATTGCATCAAAATCTTTGCTAGATCATCTACGACAATTTTATCATCTATAAATAAACCAGCTCTACCAGCACCCTCAGCCTCAAACACTAAGGCGTTTTGTTTAAGATTAGGTTTTTTCATAGTTTTTTCTTTAATATTAAAACGCATTGCCATTTTGTCGATAGGATAATCCCAAGCTAATTTCTTGGTAAACGGTGCATAGTGGTCAAACACCAACCAATACTTACCCTCTTTATACCCAACCAGTGTTAAAGCATGATTAGACTGCCATTTATCTGTATGTATTATACCGTTTATAGCGTCACGTTGGGAAGGATATGGCACTGTAATTTGTAATGGGCTAAAACGTAACGCATACATTTTATCAATAGCACTAGTTATATCTACCCATTCATAATGAAAATCATACAACTCTAAACTTGCCTTACCTTTTCTTAAAATTTCTTCTGGTATTTCTTTGTAAAAATCATCCCAATCAAAGTCACCATCACCATCTTGATCTACAGGATTAAACAACCATTCAACCTCATTTACAACACCATACTCACGAATAGCATCAGCTACTCGATACAACCAATTACCCCTTGTAGTAGTACCAGATACTTTTGCCAAGAAACGGTCGGAGAAATTTATAGACCGTCCATATCGTTTTTTAAACATTATCTCTAAACAGTTTAGGGCAGAAAAACTAACACAACCCTGAGAATCAAACTTCCATTGTTCTATTGCATGTTGTTTCTCGTTATTCGGTAGAAATGCTTTCCATTGACCAGTATGTTGTAATACCTGGTATTCCATAGCAGTAAACCCACCAAAACGCCAATCTGAGACACGAGGTAATTTATTAATTAATCCTGCATTCATATTACGCTGTTCTTCGTGCCTTACGAGGCGTTGTCTTTGCTTTACGTTTATAAGTCATTTTCTTACTAGACTTATGTTTCATTTTCTTCCCATTTTTTTTATATCGCATACTATTCTATTTCAAATGAATCTTGATACCAATGTGTAAAATCGTTTATACTCTGTGATGTTTCTATGTTTGTTTTATGCTCAAAATAAACTGTTACTAATGATAAGAACAGTATTATAGATATTAAAAACAAGAAAACAATAACAGAAATTTTGTAAATATTATCTAACTTCATAACACATCTTTAACAAACATAAGTACTAATGGAATAACAACTGCAAGTAAAATTACATCAGTTACAATTAAGCCTCCAGTAACCATTAATCTCCATTTTGTATTTTTATCAACCTCACTTTTCATATCCTTAAAGCCATCTGTCATTAAAACTTTGATTTCACCTAATGACTTTTCTACATTCTCATTGTCTTTTTGCAGTGAAAATATTACAGGTTGAATACTTGTCTCTAAATGTTCCATACGCCTCGAATGTTCAGAAGTCGCCTTTTCTAGATCAGCGATTCTATGTTGGAGTACTTTTAAATCCTCAATCTTGCAGTTCTTATATTTTTTTTCCTCCATACCTTTAATTTTTAGACTAATTGTTGATACACACCCCCACTAATATTCGAAACTTCACTTCCTAAATCATTTTTTACACCTGTTAGAAATGTATTTAAGTCAGCAACGGTTTTTGTGTCTGGTAAAGAAAATACAAATTGTAAGCTCCCACCAAAATTACTTGATCTAGAACTGTCCACTGTACCTCCATATGTTGCTAATCGTGCACTAAACGAATTTAATACATCTTGGAAGCTTGCATTTACTCCCAATACACCTTGTACAGTGTAAGTTGCTTCATAGTTCGCCATACTTTTTTATTTTATAAATTAATTACTTGTCCATATACTACCGCACCTTGTAGTTGTAATTTGCGATATTATTGCTTTAATTCATTAGTTAAGTATTGTAAATGAATTGTTACAATTGCTAGATCCCCTGTCATTGTATCACCAGCATCCGCTGCCTTCCGATACAGTCGAAAACTTAATACATCATCTACCGCTAAAGCAGCACCACTAATTGTTAAACTATCAGCTTCCATCATTACCTCAGCAGATTGATTATTTGCCAAAGTTTTAGTTGATTCAATAGTGGTAGTTGATGGTGTACCATCTTCATCAGCACCAATTGAAGCGTACTCCAAACCAATTATAAATGCTTTTGTACCTGTTTGTGCGGATACGTTCATACAGTGTATCTTTGCACTAATATCTTCCCCACTCTTCCAGTCCGCTGGTACATGTGTAGAAATATAAACGCTTTCCTCAGTCGAAGCGTCTGCTAATAAAACTGCATTAACACCAATATGATCTTCTGTCATAGGGTTTGACGATGGTTTACCAGATGCTACCGCTGAGATTACTATTTCACGCTGTTTGTTCCCTATATACATACTCTATATAATAAACCAATTAGAACCGTCACTATATAATGTTACAGACGCATAATTTGTTGAAATTGTTGCTGTCGCAACACCATCAATTGTCTCTAAACCACCTGTATCAATTGTAATATTATTAGTCCCTGCATTACCACCAGCGTCTTTTACAATAATTACACGACCACTAACTACCTGTGCACTTGGTAATGTTAAGCTTGTTACTGCACCTGTATTGGTATATGTAACATTCAAAATATAATCCGTAACTAATAAATCATATGTAGCAGCGTTTACAGTTGTAACACCTACTTTTTTACCAGTAGTAGACGTGTCCCAAAGTCCCGAACCAACTTCTAAAACTGCATTTGTTACATCGTGACTAAATGCTAACCATTCATCAGTAGCAGTACTAAACGATGTTTGAGATGTAATGTAAAATTTTGGGTCAGCACTTGTACCAGCGTTAAATGCAACGTCTTGATTCAATGCAGTACATAACACAAATGGAGCATCATTTTGTACACCAAGTCGTAAGTCTGCTGTACCAATAACACTGTTACCACCAATTCGTCCCTGTGTACCAAATAAAATGTCATTATTCGCAGAAACAATAAAGGTAGAATTAAAGTTTACTGGTGTATTAAATAAAATTTGATTAGATACATCCTTACCTAAAAACTCAAAAAAGACACCGTTCCAACCGTATGACATCCATTTACTAGCGTCTGCACTTGTCATCACTAATTTCGGATGTGTTGTACCATCTAAAATACCTAAATCAACATCCTTAATCGCAGATTCTACCCCCATTAAAAACACTGGTACGTTAGTTGCATCACCTGCTGGCAAACCAAGTTTAAGCATATTAGCATTTGCATCTGCTGTATCCCACTCTAAACATGCTTCACCAATTATTAATGGCTCGTCTGGTCCAGAAACTAAACTTCCAAAAATTGAACTCATATATATTAGTGTTTATGAATAAGTAGCTGAGAGTACCAAACCAGTTGTTGGATCTGTATTTCCTGTTGGTGTGGTTGTACAAGCATATGTTACACCTGTTTTGAACCGTAAACTTGGGATATAATCATCAACTGTCCCTGAATTACCTAAAACTGGTATTACATAGTCTGGTGTTGTTGTACCAACTGTAACATCAGCAGCTAATGCGTCAAAAATTTGTACATATGCAGTTGCTGAATTGGGATTTTCAACTATAATTTTGTGTAAATGCGTTCTACCAACATTTAATGTTTGAGCTGTGTTGTTACCATCTCCATCAAAATATGGTAAAGAATAATATTCTGCCATAATTTTTTTATTAAAAATAAGCTTATTAAGTAGGATAGCCAAAGCTACCCCACCAAGATAAAATTATTTTTCATCTTTTTTTATAAACGACTGCAATTCACGAGCCATTGATAATAAACTATCCGCCTCTTGGAAACCCTGTACAGGTACTCGATTTAACGCATTAATAAGATATTGAATCTTCTCTTCTGTTATTTCGATTTTAATATTTTTATTTTCCATACCAATCTTAGTTTAATTTATTGTTAAGCTACCGCTGCTGCACCACCTAATCCTACTACATACCATCCACCTGTCGATGAATATACTAACTCAGCAGAATCTCCTAAGTCATTAAATGTAATAGTTGAACCACCTGCCAATGTTGTAGGTGTCAATATCGCTGTATCAGCTGGAGCTGTTTCATCAACATATAAAAGTGTAATACGTTGCCCTTCTTCACCATCTACTAATGTTAAAGCGTCACCAGTACCAGTCGTAATAATTTCATGGATACGTCCAGTAATTGGAACTGCAGCTGCACCAGAAGAAGATGTAATACCAGAATGAATTTCTGCACCTTCCAAGATAACTGCACCGTCAGAAATAGTAATTGAACCTGTCGTAGCGTGACCTGTTGTTAATACTAAATCAAATTCACCAGAAGAAGCAATTGTAGGAGCGTTCGCACCGTCACCAACATTTATGATTGGCTCAGAAGCAATAAATTCACCTGAAATAATAGAACTCAAAGTTCCACCATTCATTGCTCGAAGCAACACTGCTGAACTTTCAGACGCATCAGTAGCATCTAAAATTGTTGCTGATAAATCACCATAAACAACCTTATTATCAACATCTGACACACCTGATAACCGCAAGATACCTGGCGAATCACCTGCCACAACACTTGCAGATTCTTGGAATAATTCCAATACTGCACCAGTTGCACCAGCTTCTTCAGAGTATACCTGAGCAATACCAGCAGCCTTTGGTGATAATCGTAAATCGATATTAGTATCTGTACCAGAAACACCTAATACAGGAGCAATTGTTGTTTCAGCATTTGTAATAGATAAACTATTCACAGCAGAAGCAACTACACCCCATGTTAAAGCAGCGTTACCGTTATTATCTAAGAACTCATCACCATCAGTGATTTCAATACCAGCTGATTCAACGATCTTACCACTTGAGTTGATTACAGTAGTACCATTAACTTTAAAACCACCAAGAGCGTCAAAAGAATCATTTGTTTTTCCCATGTTTTTAGTGGTTATTTATTATCCTGCGTTACCTACAATTCCGCTTGGGTTTGTTGCACCTGTTAATTGTCGGAACTTAGCCTTAACTAAAGCTTGGAAGTCATCACGAACATTTGATGGTACATAATCCATCTTAAACCCACCTGACATTACACGTCGGAACGGTGTATTATCTGAGATTAAGAAGAAAGCTGTATCAGAACCTGCTGTGATTCCTTGAGAAGCACTTACTGCTGAACCTAAGAATGGTGACTGTTTAACCATAATTCGGTATTTGCTAGAGTAATACACATTAGAATCGTTATCAGTTGTACCAGATTTTAACTCAGATTCAGTAATTGTAACTGCTTCATCAAATAATGCTGGAGGAACTAATAAACAGCTTGGTCGATATAAACCTAAAGTTCCTTTTTGGCTTTTCATTTGTTGTAACTGTGTGATCATAGTAACCAATACAGACCGTGATAATGAACCTGTTGCTAAGTTATCGATTGTATCACCAGCTAAAGATGTGTGTGAATTGTTGAAAATTGAAACACCATCATAAGTAGTTGCACCTGAGAAACCGTCTCGGAAAGGTTCGAAACCATATAATTCCATTGATGCTACTGCTGCATCTCGCATATCAGATAAAATGTTTGCTACTGCAAAATGTTGAGATGAATCTCTTTCAAAGTTATCTGGGATTAATTCAAATTGGTCATAATCCTTTGTTGTATATGTTTTTTCAGCACCTGATTTTCGAGATGTGTAGTTTCCTGAGCTTTGCTCACCACTTAATTTAAAGTAACCACCACCCCCAAAAGGAGCTTCAATGAAAGCTGAGTTTGGAGTATCAACTTGAGCAAAGATTTCTGGAGATGCAACTGAAGCCATATCTGGCACATTACCCATGTTAAAATTAACATCATATTCAACCGCATCTAACGCTGTCTTTACTAAATTTTGACTAATACTTGAACGAGCCATAATTTATTTTTTAATTTATTAAAAGTCTTACGCTGCACGCACGATATTATCTGGATCAACTGAAATATCAATTGTACCTTTATCTGCATCGTAATTTTCTACAAATAAAACTCCATTTGTAGTATCGTTTTCATCTACTGTTTGATCATTAGAAGTTACATCTAATGTTACCTTTGTGTTTAAAATAGATTTTGCTAAATTCCCTGAAGTTGTAGCTTGTCCTCGGAAAGAACAATGTTCAGCATCATAGACTAAATATAATCCATCAACTGAAGCTGTTACAGCGTCAAGAATTTGTGCCACTACACCAACCCATTTTTGAGCATTTGAAGCACCATTAGAAGGTAATACTGCATATTCAGCATCAGCCCCTGTGTTTTGTACTAACCATTGACCTGCTTCTGGAGCTGTAGAACCAGCTTTTACATATACCAATCGGTATTTAGGTCGTGACTGTAATGGAAGAAATGGAATTGTTTGATTTGCCATATTCTTGGTTTAATTAATAAAAAAAGATTGGTTTCCCAATCTATTATTCTTTTTTCCCCTTTTATGTTAAAACTTACGCCTTTTTAACTGCCCATTTAAGGTTTCTAAAAACTTCTTACCCTCTGGGCTTAATTCGTCCTCTACTTTTTCCTTGCGGAATCCTCGCAGATTAGAATTTGCTGTTTGTGCCAAATGTTTTTTTGCAAAGGATTTTTTCATAGTGTCTTCACCATACTTGCGTGCAATCATTGAATCAACAATCCCACTAGCAATTAATAAATCCTCCTCTAAGTCACCACTAGCACGAACTTTGTTTTTATAAGCGTCTTTGATTAACTCTTTTTTTGAAGGGTCATCTGTCAATGAACTTAGTGCAACATCTAATTGTTTAGAACTAATCTCTTGTACTAGAGGATTTAGTTTTTCATTTAGACGTTTCTCTAATAATTCATCTAACTTAGATTCATCAATAGTACTTTCTTTTAGCCTCTCATTCTCTTTTTGAAGCTCTTTGCGTTTTTCACGCTCCCATTGACGAGTTTCTTTCTCTCGCTCCAAGCTCTCTTTAAGCTTATTTGCTTCGAGTTCATAAGGATTCTGTTCTTCTTGTTTTACATCGTCTTTTGTTTCGATGTTCTGAACTTCCTTTTCGTTTTCTTTTGACATAAATTGTCTTTTATTTTTTAACGACTATTTAATGAGATTGTCGTTTCTCAATATAATAATAACAAAATTTGTTATTTCTCGTCAAAGTACTCATTTAACATTTTTTCATTTGCTAAGTGGTATATCTCACCCTGTTCTAATTCAGCTCTAATCTGTGCTATTGCATATAAAATACCTCGATAATGTGCCTGTTGCTCTTTATGCAAATAGGTAAGATTTGGCTTACCAAGCTCTGACATACATTCTTTTTGCAACGTATCCAGTATATGATTCAAAGTCTTATCATCATTTAACTTTGCACAATTAGCTTTGTATAATTCATCATCTAGTTTTTCATCCCTATAATCAACTTTCAAGACCTGATCAAAAAGTTTTTTAGTTAAATACCTTATAATATACTTTTTCATATTATCCTAATAACTCTGTTAAACTTGGTTCTTGATTTTGTGCTTGTGCCATCTGTTGTTGAACTTGTGGATTCTGAGGAATTGGAGCTTCTACCTGTGGTACTTCAGCTTGTTTTTTTAACAATTTACTTTCATCATCGTTATTAGCTCTAATCAAATTCTTGGTATTCTCAACCTGATCTATTAATGGGTTTTGTGCATACTGATCGAATTTAATTCTTGCCATTACTTGCTCTAAGTACTTTGTTTTCTTAGGCTCTGGAGCTGCTTCTATGCGAATAAAATAATTCATATTTCTAAAAGCATCTTTGTCTAATAAGCGAATTTGTTTTTTCTCACGCTCTTCACGAGACAATAACTGATAACTTAACTCTAGCTGTTCTTCATCTGTCATTTCTGGTAAATCAGTAAATTCAATTATTTTATCACTAATACCGCCTTCATATAAACCTTTATTAAGCAGAGTGATTTTTTCCATATCCTCAATCTCTGGATAAAAGCTTAAAATATTTGCAACTTGTAACTTTGAATAATCCTCAACTAAGAATGTTATGAAATTACCAAATAACCCTAGAATCTTCATTTGATTCTCTTGGATATTCAATAACTCTGTCGCTGTACCACTACGCAATGGTTGCTGTCCACCTGTTACTGGGTTTACACTAGATTGATTCATTGAACTTTCAACTGTTTGAATTGCATTCAATGTTTCATTTTGAGAAGTACCCATCACCTGTCGTAATGTTGTCATATCACGAGCATCGCCCTGTATCTGAATACCAGGTGTATAAATATTTCTCTTCATTATTTTCTTATCCTTAGAGAAAATTGGAGAGAATACATTTAACAGACGTTCATCTAGCATTAATCTATGTAATGTATTCAAGATAGTTTGATCATGCCAAAGTTTATTAGGTAAACTGTTACCCCAATAAAACTCATTATCAAATGGCTCGAATACACCCTTAGCGATTGGATATTGTTTATGCTCATAAGGAATAGGATTATCTATTTCAGTCATTAAAACACCACCAATACGCACTAAATATAAATCATTTTGCTTATGCCAATACTCAACTATTTCAACTAAATCTTGGTCAAAATCATCTTCTGTTTTTTCAATATACAAGTCATATGTTTCATCATAACCTAAATTTGTACCTGCCTTTACATACTTCCAATTCTTATAATTCATGTACTCACTTTCCGCTGCTTCATATGGAACTAATCGACGCCTAAAGATATAAGGCTGATCTTGGATTTCCATTGTATAAACATCACCAGGGTAAATTTCATTGTTTGGGATAATTTTTGTATAAAGCCCTTCGAAATCTTTTCTTTCCTCTTCTGTAAACTTTACCTCTCCAGTCTCTCGATCAATATCATCTACACGTTTAACCATTCTTAGACGGTTTTCATAACCAACAAATAAATGGATTGTACCTTCAACGACACCTTGTAAAACTGCCAATACAAACTTACGGTCGTAATTATCTAATTGACGACAATATTCAAATAAATCCTCTAAATCTTGTGATAGGTTTTTATCAATTTCTTGTTGTGGGTTTTGTGCCAATATTTGAGGTTTGATAATACTAGAAACTAACTGAGCTACAACCTGAATAACCTTGTTTCTTGTATAAGGTTTAAAAACACGAGCCTTCCAACTCTGATCTCGTTTAGTAACATATCCTGTAAATAAATCTTTACAGTCTTGTATAAACTCTTCATGTTGTCGATCTTGTAAAAAACGATAAGGTGATTCTTTTTGAGTTCTAGCATCCTCAAACTTAGCATTAAAATCATTCAAAACCTCCTTAACCTTTTTATTTGGTTTGTACTTACTTACAATTTGTCCTTTTTTTAAATATCGCATATTTTTATGGCTTATATCAGCCTACCTACACAAGGCTAGATTGGGGGGGGAAAAACCTCGCATAAATAAACTGATACAAACTCCCCAATCTAATACGATACCAACCCACCAATATCATCTAGTATCTGGCTATCCTCTATTAAATCATCATTTTCGCTATATAAATTCTCATCTTTCATTTGCCATGCTATTGCACATGCAATCAATAAATCATAATGCCTTGTTGCTAATCTCGGATCTGGCTGTCTATCCATTATATCGTTTCTAGTATACCCCCTAATTTCATTTATCAAATCCTTATCATTCAACAATAAATGTCCATCCTCTACTGCCTTACGCAATGCACTTAGCATCCTTGGCTTTGTCGCACTGTTTGTTGTCCACCCATAAACCGCTGGTTTTACAAAATCAATCTTATCTACCGCTTTTTTAAATTCATACAATCGCACATCTAATTGACGTAACACCGTAACAACAGATTTACCAGGGTCATTGTTTTCTGGAGCAACTAAACAATTTCCAAACATTTCAGACTGCCTTTGTATTTCATGTCCAAACAAGTCTGGTATTATCGTATTACAATTGTAAGTAGCAACAACCTCACAAGGGTATGTACTAAAGTCTATTATAACAGAAGTACTAGCATCAAGTCCAACACCATAACTTACATCATGTCCACTTGCATATGTATGTGATGGATTGTACTCACGATATATTTTTAAATTATTCAATTCCTTGATTGGCTCTAAGGCTTTTTGTCGTTCAACTTTTTCACGGTCAAAATAAATATCTTTTTTTGCACTTGGCTTACAAAGACGCTCACCTTCAAAATCATCATCTTCTTCTCTCATTTTATCTATATCAGCTTGTGTATACCTAGACCATGATATTACACCGTCTTTTATGATAGGGATTATTGAAACCCTTGCGTTATCCATATACTCATACTTAATAACAAGCTTATGAACATTCCCTGCCTCTGATAAATAGTTACATGTATATATACAACTACCATCTTTTGCCAAACTTGTTCTTGCCTCTTCCATATTATCCCAAATCGCCTTTGTTCTTACCATAGAACGTAATGTTTTTCTATCCTCAAAGTCATCAAACCAAATTAAATCTGGTCTTGTTTCCTCCTGGATTGCACCACGTTGTCCTGTACCTACTGTACTTGCCAAAACCTTAACTCCTGTGCTTGTAGTAAATGAACCCATCGTCTCCTCACGTTTTACTTCCGTCTTTTCAAATACTTCAGGATACATACTCTTAGCAGTTATCAACATATTGTAAACATCAGTAACAACCTGCTTACTATTTGTCGCATCCTCTGCCAATACTTTAATATACTTCCTTTTATGTTCTTCATCATTTGCAATTACAAACGCAAAAAATAGTTTTGTCCGAGCGGTTTTTGCAGCCCCACGATATGCAATATTTACAAAACTATATCCTTTTCTATAACAGTTTAAATTATGTTGATCTATCTCTTTGTGAAAAGGTGCGTCCTTACTTGTAAAATACTGTGGGAAGAAATAACGAGACCATAAATTAAATTTAAAAAGAACCTTGTTATCTTCAATACTACTATCGAATAAAAACAAAGCTTTTTTTAGTGATTCATTATTACTTTTTAGAATCTGTTGTATCGTCATTTAAAAAGTCATTAATTGCTTTTAGTGCTGACCCCCTATCTTCTTCACCCACTAAAGTGTGAGTATTAATATTCTCAACACGCGTACTCCAATCCGCTTTTTCTCGACGCTCTAACCACCACTGACTTTCTGGTGTGAACCCTTGTTGTACTTTTGTAGCAATATTCTGCCTAGCCTTAGCCGAAACCATACCCTGCCAAGCCTCTATTTGTATACGTAAGGTCTCATCCTCATCTATCCAAGACTGTAACGTTGTAGGTGGGAAATTAGCAAGGATACATGCCTTATTCCGACTATACCCAAGCTTAAAATAACTTTCTAAACCTCGTATAATTTTATCCTTATCCTCCTTGGAATATTTTTGTTTTCGCCTTTTATGATTAGCCATATATTTTGCCTGTTGATGTCTATTACCGCCCTGTAAATTGTTTGTTTATATAAAAATTACCCTCCTACTTTTTATCCTTCTTTTTTAGTTTTCGTATATACTTTTTCTTTTTACACTTTGTGCATTCAAACACACAATTCTTAGCGTCTATTAAGAAATAGTCATGTATACACTTCATTGTTTCCTCCTTAGTTTAAAAGAACAGCCTTTTTGCCAGTGTACTCTTCCCACCTCTTTATTATAACATCTACATACTTGGGGTCTAATTCCATACCGTAACAAATACGTCCTATCTTTTCACATGCTATTAATGTGCTACCACCGCCCAAGAATATGTCCATTACTATTTGCCCTCGTTTGCTTGAATTAAGTATTGCTCGACTGACCAACTCAACTGGCTTCATTGTAGGATGCAAGTCATTTTTCTTTGTTTTATCAACCTCCCATATACTTGGGATATTAACCTCCCAAAAATCCTTTTCGTTTTTTTTACCATTCCAGTTGTGAATATCATTCCAGCCATAAAATACTGGTACATACTCATCAGACCAACCAATGATCATAGGCTCATATAGGCTCTTATAATCACTATTAGATAAGTTATGATTATTCTTTTTCCAAATAACAACATTTCTATATTTTAAGTTTGCACGCTCCAATGCATTAAAGAGTCTATCCATACCAAGGCGGTAAAATGTTATATACCAAGCTCCACGACAAAATAATCTGATATTGATGCAAAAACCTAGCAAAAACTCATCACCCTCTTCCCTGTTTAGAGCATCATTTTGGATAATTCCATGTGTTCTGGCTGACATACTTTTTTCACCCTTTTCGTTTATGCCACCCTCAAATGACATTAAGTACGGTGGATCAGTAAAAACCATGCTAGCCTTTTGACCATTCATCAACTTCTCAACATCTTCTAACTTCGTACTATCACCACACATCAACCTATGGTCTCCTAATTGGTATATATCCCCCAACTTAGCTTTCGGCTCTTCTGGTACATCAGGAACAATATCATCCTTTTCATCAGGCTCGATAATTAAGTCCGTATCAAAACCAGTTAATTCTATATCAAAACCTGAAATATCTAATTCTTTAAGCTCTTCAACAACTAACTGCATATCCCAATCGCTTTCATTTAATTTATTATCAGCTAAACGATATGCCTTTGCCTGTTCTTCTGTAAGATCAACTTGCAAAATAGGTACTTCTTGAAAACCCAATAACTTAGCAGCTTCTAAACGTCCATGCCCAACAATTAAAACATTATTTTTATCAACTACTATTGGCTGGTTAAAGCCAAACTCTTTAATACTATTAGCAACTTGCTCTATTTGTTTCTTAGGATGCTTCTTTGCATTTTTATTATATGGTATTAAATCTTTTACACTACGATAAACTGTTTGCATAAATTTAATGTTTAGGAATGTTTGTTACCTTGTCTGGTGGTATTACTGGTATATCTCTATTCTGTTCTGGTAACTGGTCTACTCTATAAGCAGTAAACCTACCCATTCGTTTATTACAATTAGGGCATCGTTTATCATTTTGCCCTTTATATGCTTTAAAAATTTTATAACAATATCTACATTGATACTCACTTTGCATACTTTTTCTTTTTTGAATATTTTTTACAAATCTTTTTATAGTTTGTAATTTTATCAACCCCAGTCTTTGTTAAATTTTTACTTGTCGCTGATGTTGCCATATATAATTTACTTAACCCCATTTAGGGGTTTACCTTCTCTTATTCCGTAATAAATAAGAGAGAGTACATATTTTTATCTCTAACCACCTGAATTATCATACGAGTAATCCAAGTTTTTTCTCCTGCCTAAACAGGGTTAAATAAACTATATCTTAATTATACCTTTTTTTCTTTTCTCGGTCAAAACACTTTTTACACAACCCCTCCTTTTACTTTTTCACTTTATAAATAAATATTAACGTTATTGCATATAATGCCACATGTTGCCATTCCATATATTTATTTTATTAATCTTTAAGATCAAAGTTATTACGTGTTAACCTATATACTAAACCAGATAACTTATGATATTCACCAATCACATCTCGCAGTTTTTGAATTGCATGATCCAACCCATCTGTTTCTTGGAACAAATATTCAGGTAAGTCACCTGTAATTTGATTATTTATCAACCACATTAACTCACCAATTGTTTTTGTAAATTCCTTGTTCCGTTTTTCTAACTCTTTTTCAATCTTAATATTGCTTCTACTATTTTCTAATTCTGTTCTTATCCCCATATTTTCTTTTTATTAATCTATTATGAACATATGAGGTAAGGGACTTGAACCCTTACATGTTATTGCAGACTGGATTCGAACCAGCAACTTTCCGTGTACGGATTAAAGGCTACCATTGCCTTCACTGCAATGCGTTATGCGTCCATAATTGCGTCTCCAAAACATTCCGCCACTCATATGCTCGTAACAGATGAGATTGATTACCCACAATCTCGAAAAAGGTTAATCAGCCAATCGTTCTTCAATTTGCAATAACAACCCAATTACACTGTGTATATCTTCATAACTATTTAAATCTCCTACATCAGCACCATTAACTTGTAGTTGCCAAGAAATAGAATCGACATCATCTTTATCGTACATAGATAAATCTTCAAAGGCTTTTAATGTAATTTCCATATATAACTAATAAATTAACTCTAAGGTCATTTTTATAAAAGCAACTAACATACAAATAATAGCAATGGCACCCAATATCATTATTATACTACCAAATACTTTAAACATTTTATCTAACATATATAATTAATTATTATTTAATTAAGTAGTTCAATAAGTGTTTTTCAATAATGTCTACCAAGCATAAGTCATCATCCCAGTCATTATCGCCATATTCAGCACACCAAGTACGTAACATCCCAATCACTTCACCTCTTTCTAAGACCATAGAATCAAGATCCTTACAACTAATTTCTCGCAAACATTGACGATAAATATCCCTGTAAGCTGACTTACGCCCCTCAATCCACATTTTTTGATTTTCTTCTGTCATATATTATTAATTATTTTAATAAGATGAGCTTTATTAACCGAAAAGCTCGTAACGGAGATACAGGATCACCTCCTTCCTTCACCCAACACCTCGTCCAAGTCCAACTCAGATAATGGTGTTAATGTAGGTAGTGTATAATCAGGCGGATCAACCATATTTCGATTACCAACGTACCTCACCTTGTTGCAGAATTTGCATTCTTCCCACTTCTCTAAACATTTCGCAATCGCAGAACCATACTGTTCACGGTCTTCCCTAGAGAGCATACGCCACTCATGCTTACAAGTAGCGTCATACTCACTTGTCGGCTTTCGCCAATCGTGTTTGTGCAACTGGTCGATATGCCCCACAATGGATACATCGCTCGACTCTCTTACAACCCTCTGCAACAATAAACGGTAATCGCTTTTCTTCTTCATAACTGATTTTCCTCCAATTGTGAATACAGCCATTAAACTGTTTCCTCATAGCGAACCTCCTTTACATCGTCAATATGTGGCAACCTATGACCACACTTCACACATTCCCACCAACACTCAAGCCAAACAAATGTCATCATCTCATCTTCATACTCACAAGATTCGAAATACAGATAGTCATGCTCACATTCTACAATAACGTTGCCAGAACAATTATTATCACACATAGTAGACTAATCCCCCATGTAATGATTCTTGGTGCGAACCAGACAAGGTCAGTTACCTCGTCAAAGAACTCGTTTTCTTGCAACTCGTACTTTTGGTCTTGTCGGTGTTCGGACTGTTGTTGATTCTGTATCAAGTTTTCCTCCTCTTTTAGATTTAATGAACAACGAGATCAACACTTTTTGTTTTTTCGTCATACTTCACCTCCTCAAATGAACATATCGCCACAACCTATGCTCATTTGAAGACCCCTCCTGATTTACTATTTTAATAATTTAATAAAATCTTTATGCTTAATCTTTGTAATAATCCGTTTACCATCACGAGTAAGTAACTCTGTTGAAGGTTTCGCAATGACACCCTCAGCTAAAAAATCACCCCATTGTGAACTAAAACCTTTTGCTACAAAATCAGATAACTCTTGCAATGTACCTGTTTTTATAATAGGCACAACATCAATACCAAGTTTTCGTGCTACATCTTCAACATCTTTACGTTTAAGCCACCAATCACCAATTTTAACATCAAAAAGTACAAAACCTGTATTACCATATAACCCTCCAACCTTCTGAATCTTCTCACCATAACCCTCACCATATAAACATACACTTCGAGAGTCAAAGGTTTGTTCAAATAATTGCTCATTAGCTTCACCCATAAACAAATCAATCAACACCTTATTTAAATGTCCTGGGATTTGTGCATTATCAGTTTTACCGTTAAAAATCACATTTTGACCATCCCACATTACACGGATATTTGTACCATCAACCTTTTCTGTCGCAACCCATTCAACGTCTTTAAGTAGTTCAAACTCAGGCTCAGCATATTCACCGATAATCATATTACATGGGCGTTCCGATTCGCGTTTCCAAAGTGTTTTAATCTTATGATATGTTTTCATATTACTTAATCTTAATATTATCAATCCCCTTCTCTTTTAATAACTCTTCCGCCTCCTCTTTTGTGATCTCTCTTACAGGCTCGTCGAAGTGGGGGATCCACACCGTTGATTCACCATAAAGCTTTTTTTCCA